CAGTACTACTCGGCCGGGGATCCCGACAAGGTACTCCCGAGCCCTGACGGCAAGACGCTGATCCCCCAGGCCGGGGCGACGGGCCTCAACAACAACACCAATGCCCTCGCGTTCATCTCCTCGATCATCAACGCGGGATTCCCCGAGGACAAACTCGGGAGCGATGCGAGCGTGTTCGACGGCCTGGGCGCACACGTCAATCAGGTCGCGCAACCCAAGCGGCAGGGCCTGAAGGATCAGAAAGAAGGCAAGACGTACCTGCTGGTCACCAAGATCACCCGACTGCCGTGGGAAGCCGCGCCTGTGAAGCCTGCGAAGGGGGCTCCTGTGGCGAAGGCGAGCCCTGCAACTACGGCGGGCCCGCGTCCGGTCCAGCCTCCGATGAGTCAGGCAGGACAGCCCGGGGGCGGCAACGGCGACGGAGTACTGACCGAGAAGGCTCGCGCCACGGTGATCTCGATCCTCACCGAGAAGGGTGGGACCGTGCCGCGATCGAAGCTCTCCCAGGAAGCGTTCCGACTCCTGGCCTCAGACCCCGACCGCAACGCCATCGTCAAGCTCGTGTATGACGATGCGTTTCTCCAGCAGTCCGTGGCCGAGGGCGTGTTTGCGTTCGACGGGACGACGGTGAGCCTCGGGTGATCGTCACCCTGCGTCCGGTGACTGTGGCGGATCTCGCCGTCGAGCCCCATCCGTCACGGTCCACCGGACTCCACGTCTCCACGATCATCAAAGCGATCTGCAAAGGGCTGGAGCCGGAACGCTTCGGCGGCGAGATCACCAACTGGACGCCCATCGAGATGGGGTTCACAGTAGAACGAGCGATCGAATCCGCCTGGGCCAGCCGACGCATCGACGTGTGGCGTCCTGGCGAGATGGAGAAGGACGGCATCGTCGGCAGTCCCGATGGGGTGACGTTCGACAGCGACGGCGCGATCGTGGACGAGATCAAATGTACGTGGATGAGCAGCAAGGGCTGTCCCGAGGACAAAAAGTTTTGGCACTGGCTCGTCCAGATCAAAGCCTACTGCCACTTGCTCGACACCATCCGCGCCCGCCTTCATGTCGTGTTCGTGAATGGCAACTATTCGGATCACCGCGAGCCGCAGTATTGCAGTTGGGATCTGCGGTTCCACGGCGGCGAGATCGATGAGAACTGGATGATGCTCGTGAACCAAGCGGCGGTACTGAGGAGAGAACAGACATGAACAGCAAGCTGGTACTACTCACGTTTCTTGAGGACGGCATCCCGGGCCTGACGCCGGGGTACCCGCTGCCGACGCCCCCGGTGGACCCGGGCTTCGGGCAGGGTCGGCCTCCGGTCGATCCCGGGTACGGTCGGCCGAGTGGAGGCCGTCCCGATCAGGGGCTCCCAGGGTACGGCCGTCCCGACCAGGGACTCCCTGGCTTCAGCGGCCATCCTGACAACGCCCTGCCGGGGGGTGGGTACCCGAGTGGACAGCCGGTCCCGCTGCCGCCCGTGACCCCCGACAACACGCTGCCGCCGCACTCGCCGACCCCGACCATCTCACTGCCCGTGGTGCTGACCACGCCGATCGATCCCGATCGGTACTTTGAGATGAAGTACTCCGCCGCGTACGGCTGGGTGCTCGTGCCCGTCGAGGACGACGCCGAGCCGAAGTAGCTCACTCGATCGCGGGAGTCGGTACGCAACCTGCTATCAGCACGGACATGCCGACTCCCGTGCCCTTCCTGCCTGGATTCACCCGCGCCAACTCCACCGTCAAGCGACGACTCATCCTCTCGATCGAAGCGTTAGAGGGCGCAGGGAAAACCCGCTTCACCCTCACGGCCCCGGGCCCGATCGCGTTCATCAATTTTGACTACGGCCTGGAGGGAGTGATCGAACCCTTCCAGTCGGTGAAGCCGATCTACATCGCGACGGTGAAGCTCAATTTCAACGGGACCAGGGAGCGCATCATCGCCGCCGCCGAGGAGGAACTCGCCAAGGTCGAGAAGAACTATCAGACCGCGTTGACCCAGGCCCGCACGATCGTGATCGACACGGGCAGTGAGTTGTGGGAGTTGCTCCGGCTCGCGGCGTTTGGCAAGTTGGAGAAGGTCATGCCGCACCAGTACGCCGAGGTCAACCAGACCATGACGCGACTGATCAAGTTGGCGTACGACAGCGAGGCCAACCTGCTGTTGACGCATCGACTGAAAGCGGAGTGGATCAACGACAAGCGCACGGGGGCGTACGAGTTCTCGGGCATGAAGGACATCCCGTTTCTGGTGCAAGCGCACGCGAGGATGTGGACGGACGGAGAGGGGTACCACCTCAAGGTCGGCAAGTGTCGGCAGAATGCGAGCGTCGTCGGGTTGGAACTGGTGAACGAGATGATCACGTTCCCGACGCTGGCGCAGTTCGTGTTTCCCGACAGCGAGCCCAAGGATTGGGAGTGAGGCCCATCGACCCTCCCGAGTGGCCGAGCCTGATCGACCATCCCGAGTGGCCGCTCCTGCGCCCCGCCGTGTCTGTCGCGAGCACCGGGGATAAGTGGAAGCGACTGGAAGTCAAACGCCCCGACGACATGGGGCTGCTGCACACGTTCCTCACGCTGATCACACCCTGCGTAGCATGTGGGGACTTCCACTGTCCGGTGCGCCCGCGACACGCGCCCACTAACCTTGGCGATCTTCGGGAGCATCCGGTCGGCGGGTTGTTCCTCGCGAGTTGCTGTCAGTTACCACGCTGCACGAGAACTAAGCTCGCCCGAAACGAGAAGCGGCTAATCCGCACGGCGGTTGAGGCGTGGATCGAGTGGGGTTGCACCTGATGATTCTGCTCGACCGACGCATCGGAAGCTCGGACCTGTTTGGCCCGCTCCGCACGTTTGGTCTGCCGGTGGAGTTGACCACCCTGGACTCGGCCGACGTGGCGTGGCTCGGGCGTGGCCCTGGCGAAGTCCCCGTCCCTATCGGCGTCGAGATCAAACGCATCGGGGATCTGCTCCAGTCGATCACGAGCGGACGCCTGAGCGGGCATCAACTGCCTAAGCTCGTCCATGAGTATCAACACACATGGCTCCTCATCGAGGGGCGGTACAGGTCCGGTGACGAGGGCATCCTCGAAACGCAACAGGGGCGCGTGTGGGCGCCGCACTCGCAAGGCCGGAGACCGTGGACGTACCGTGAGGTCGAAGCGTTCTTGACCACACTGGAGGTGCGAGCCGGGGTCCACGTACGGAGAGCCTGGGATCGATCCGAGACCGCCGCACTCGTCGCGATGTTGTACCAGTGGTGGACCGCGAAGGGGTACGACGAGCACCGAGCGCATGTGGCGTTGCACTCGCCGATGCTCGACGCGGGGTTGCTCTACAAGCCGAGCCTCGCCAGGAGAGTCGCCGCAGAACTCCCCGGCATTGGCATCGGGAAGTCGGGTGCCGTCGCCGATCACTTCAAGACGGTGCGGGCCCTGGTCGAGGCGAGCGAAGAGGAGTGGATGCAGATCGACGGCATCGGGAAAACGCTGGCGAAAAAGATCACCGAGGCATTGGGGGAACGATGACGACGACGGGGCTCACCATGCTGCTGATCCTCCTGGGCATTGTCGCACTCGTATGGGCCGCGCACGAGCCGTCTCGGAAATAGGCCGATTTGACAATCATATGATTCTATGATACTCTTATATCTGGAGTGACGAATCGTATGAGACAGCGAGGCTTGATCAAGACGGAGTATCGAGAGACGAGTGGGTACTGGATCGAACTCATCGACGGATGGGAGAACGGGCTCGACCCTGGCACACACGGGATCGTTGAGGACACCAAAGGCGAGGCGTACCGGACATTGAAGTACGCACGGCCCTGCGACTGCGCGGACTGCAAGGCGCGGCTGGAAGCGAGGGGACAGTAATGGCTGCGGGGATTCTCCAGAAGCCAGGGACTAAACTCGGCGCGTGTAAGACCAAGTGTAAGCATAAGGACTGCGCGAGCCTCAGAGAGATCGAGGCTAGCCCGTGCGGGATCTGCGACGAGGCGATCGGGTGCCTCCGCAGGTACTACAGTCGCGAGTCGGGTGGGTACGTCCACGCGGATTGCTTTGAGGACTTCATCGAGCAGCACGGCCATGAGTAAACGCGGCTACTCTCGCGCCTTCACCCCGCGCTCGGAGACCTACGGCCGGTACCTCCTCGACAAGGTACCGGCGACACTCTGGTCCGACGTGCGGGCCAAGTGCAAACGTGAAGGGATCTCGGTGCGCGGGCTGATCCTCTCGCTCCTTAAGGCGTGGCTCGACGGTCCTGCCCCGGAGGCGCGAAAGGTACCGAAGCAGTTCACGATGATGGGCCTCAATAAATGCAACGCAGAAAAGGCGTGGCTCGACGGCTTCGACGCTGCTACGACGCTGGCTCAAGGTGGGGGTAACGCACCCTCCGACTAGTTGGTACACAACCTGCCTCTCACCCTGGCCGTATGGCTCATGTCCAGGGTGAGGGATCGCCCTCAGCGTCCGTCGCGTTCCTGAGCGACATCCCGCCCGACATCCTCACCGCCGCGCTCGCGATCCGTTTCGATCGTAGTGACCTGTTCTGCTCGCACCTCACCAGCGGCGACGACTGGGAGGAAGTCGAGATGGAACTCAACCTGATCGATCCGTTCACGATCGTCACGGTTGGTGAGACGGCGATGCGACTCGTGCTGGGCGATCGGGCACTCACCGAGATCCACGGTGAGCCGCTCCGGGTCGGGGACTTCATCGTCATCCCGATTCACGCGCCGAGCCCGCCGCCCTGGCACATCCGGTTCGCGTGCGATCTCCAGACGCTGCACGGGTACCTCTACCCGAAGCCGGACCCAGTACTAGTACCTGTCGCCCCTCCAGTGAAGTTGAAGCCGCGCAAGCCCAGGCCACAAGCTCGTCTGTGGCAGGACGGAGACCTCCCGTGACGCCCAAGATCGAACAGACCCTGAGCACCATCGTCGGGCTCGCCGAGAACCTCCGGCCCAAGGTCGAGGAACGGCAAGCCCTCATCGCGACTCGCGATCTGCTCCTCACGGAGATCGCCACCCTGAGCGACGAGATTGCCTCCACGCTGGCGATCGCCGACACCAAGACGCTGAGGGTCGGGCCGTACAACCTGACGCTCCAGGAGAACCCTGGGCGGTTGACGCTCGACAAGCACCGGCTCGTGGAGTTAGGGGTGTCGCCCGAGACGATTCAGGCGGCGACGGTCAGAGGAACTCCGAGCGTGGCCTTGCACGTTCGGGTAGCGGCGGAGGAGTAGGTGTGGGGGATCAACTGGCTGTTCCGCGTCTGGTGCCTCGCGAGGAAGCATCCGCTGGTGCTGGAGCACCGCGAGAAGGACTGCGCCTCGTGGGTGTGCCTTCACTGCGGCGTGGTGCGCGGGGTCACTACCTTCGATCGCCCCCGGCCCAAGGTCCGGTACCCGAGCCCGTCCTCGTCGGACCCGCGCCCCCACCCCCTGACGTAGCGGTGCCGCCGTGTCGGGAGATCCGGCTGCTCTGCTGCGAAGGGAGTTGCTCGCCCGGGTTGCAGGTGTTCGGAGCCGAAGCGATCAAGCTCGCCCAGGTCGGGTACTCACGCACAAGTACGAGAGAAGCGGAGAGCGCGGTACTCCGGCACACCCCACACTACTTCGTGCGGGTGAGTAGTCTCGCACACACCTGCTTCCACACCTGGGCGTGTGCGGTCTGCGGACACGAGCGGATCTACGGCGCGGAGGAAGCATGACGGATGCTCAAGCGATTAAGCATCTCCAGCGACGGATCACCGCGCTAGAGAGAACCCTCGCCACGTTCATCGCGTGGACCGGCAGTGCCGCCAATCATCCGTTGTCGCTCCGAGAGACCAAGCAACTGCTCGACATGATCGGCGGCGAGGTCGAGCCCGCCGAGAAGGTGATCTCATGATCGTCGTCTACACGGCCGGACCTTACCGGGCGAGCAATGCCTGGGCGATCGAACAGCACATCCGTGCCGCAGAATTGGCGAGCCTGAAAATCTGGACGCTCGGGGCCGTGCCCATTTGCCCACACACGATGACCCGCCACTTTCAGAATGCCCTCCCCGATGCGACGTGGCTCGCGGGGGATCTGGAGTTGGTGAAGCGATGCGATGCGGTGCTGATGCTCGACGGGTGGGAACAGTCGCAGGGGGCGAAGGCCGAGAAGGCGTACGCCGACGCGAAAGACATCCCGGTGTTTGAGTCGATGGAACTACTGGCGACGTGGTTGCTGTGGCGGAAGAGCAAGCCAAAGGGAGGGCCCCTGCGAGAACAGTGGCCGCTCCCCCTGGTCGGGAATGCGCTGAAGGTCTAGACCGTCGCCTCCCGTGCGGCCGCGTTGTTGGCCTTCCGAGATGCCGCCGACTTCCGCTGCGCGGCCCGGGTGACGCGCAACATCATCGCCCGCTTTTCCTTCCACAGCTTTTTCATCCGCAGTCCCTGCGCCTTCCGAAACTTCGCCGAGCGAATGTGGTTGGACTTCTTCGGCGCGTGTCCGTTGCCATTGCCGTTGCCGTTCGCCGCGTGTTGGGCAAACGCTTGCTCCACCACTGAGAGCCGATGATCGTGAACCTTCTTGGCGATGTCGGGCTCGCCCGTGACGACCGCAATGAGATCCTGAAACTTGCGAGCCATGTCGAGGTGATGGTCTCGCTTCTTGATCAACGTGTCGAGTAATCGCATGACTGGTCTCCTGATTAGTGAGTGACGGACGCTCGCTCAGACTCTTTCACTTGCCGCGTCGAGCGGAGGCGTCTCCGTTTCCGTTCGCTCTCCATCGTCCGCGCCTTAGCTTGCTGTTCGCGATGCTTCAAGGTGTCGAACGTGCGGATCGCTTCATCCTTCCCGCGCACGTACCACTTATCGACATCGAGGCCGATCGCCTGGAAGCAAGCGAGCGCCACGTACAACGTCGTCACC